AGAGCAATCAGGCAACAACAATTTATTCAGAATGAACAATTACAAAGCAAGATTATTAATAGAAAATTCTGTTACTCTACTATCGTCAATTGATGATTGTATCAAAAGCAATTTAGAGTTAAGCAGAGACCTCCATAAAAAGAACCCAGATGAAATAAGTGAAGATATTATTATAAATAACAATGCTAAAAACTATGAAGCTTTAAGAACTCTAATAGCAAGAATTACTAGGGATGGTGAAGGGATTGAAACAGGATTGGCTACAGTTGACATGAAAAAGATATCTGAAGACATGACTCTCCTTGAGCAGAAATATCTTGAAACTGAATTAGCTAGACATGATATGTTCGGTGAGCTGGTTTCAAGACATTTGCATTTAAAACCTAAAAAAAGACATGATGTGGAGATAGAGCATGCTGTCAGAGAGTATTTTGAAGAGCTAAGCAAGAAAGAATGTTCTAACAGACTGTCTGAAGAAGATTTCAAAAAGGTCAGTAAAGAATATGTTGCTACCAACGCTACTCCTGATAACTTTGTGATATACAAAGAATCCAAGAGTGGTCCTCTTTGCATGATGATCTATGATTGGAAAATTTCTGTTGATGCTAAAACAGAAACTAAAACAACAGAGAAATATTACAAAAACATATGGAAATCATTGAAAGATGTGAAAGTCAAGGGTAAATCTTTCTTGGAAGAACATCCCATATTCATCTCTATTGTTATTCTTAAACCTATTGGATCTATGCCTATAGTGGTCACGACTAGCAGAGTCTTAGAGAAATTTGAAGATTCAGAATCTGCATTGCATGCCAACAGGTTGAGACACGCAAGCCAATCAAAGCTTGTCGGGGTGTCTAACATAGGCCGGATAATTGGCACAACTCCTACTGTTGTTAGAGAATTTTATGCAGACACCCAAAAGTTAAAAATTGAATTTAGGAGCATACTGGGTGAAGAGTTCGGCTCTAAAGACATATTTTTTAGTCATTGGACAAATAAATATAAAGACAGAGATCCAACACAGATTGCTCATTCAGAGGATTTGGAGAAGATAATTGAATCAATGGTAACAGATGACATAAGTAGGGAAGAAATTGTCCATTTTATGTTTGGGAATTTTTGCTTGCATATAGAGACAATGAATGATCAACATATTGCTGATAGATTTAATGGGTATAGATCCTCTTGTGTGAATCTGAATGTAGAACCTAAGAAAGACATTTCAGAATTAAAGGATCATCTGTTATCTACTAAGGGTTTGTGGGAATCTTTATATGATCATCACTTGATTAAGGTTATGGATAGGATAAAAACGAAAAAACAAAAAGAAAAGATTATACCTGACATAATGACTGCATTCAACTTGAATGCTGAAGAGTACGAAAAGAAATACCCAAATTGTTTCACAAGTGATCTCTCTGAAACAAAGACAAATTTTTCTGTCACTTGGTCACCTTGCACTGATATGGTGGAACTAGGAAACCAAGATTATAACAATGCAGTTATTGATCGGTTCAGGAAAGCTTTCCTTAGCAATCCTAGGATCAGATATAATTCAGCTTATAGCAAAGAGATGAATGTGACCAGCAAAGCAAAGGATGTGACTGAACTTGTCAGGTCCTGTCTAACAACTCTAAGCTGTGATACAAGTGGAATGGACCCCCAACAATTAGAAGACGAAATTGACATAAGCACAGGTGGTATAAAAGTGGAAAGAACTAGCAAATCACAAGAATGGATTAAGAAAAATGATTGTTTGACTAGAAATAGAAATGAGTTTAACATGAGGGAAACCAGTAAAGATAATAAAGTGATCTATTTCAAAGGTTTGAGTGTTATGAACGTGAGCATGAGTAAAAAGAAAAGGATAATAAAGCATGAGGAACTAAAAGGGAAAATCACAAAAGGTCTAGAATATGATACATCAGAGAGACAGTATGACCCTAATGATGATTATGTAAGTTTGGATTTATCTTCATTCACCCACGCAAAGAAGCTTATCAGACATGATAATGAAGAGAGCTTAGAATGGTGCTCACAGATCCAAGATGGATTATTTGTTCTCCATAACTCGGACATCAGAGAAAATTGCAAAGTGGCTACTGTTTACAACAATTATACAAAAAATCCTGAAAATCTTTTCACTCAATCAACTATCATAAAAACAGAAATGGAAACTTGTAAAAAGATAAACAAATTATGCAATGATCTGGCTATATATAATTATGCTGAGGACATGATGCAAATATCTAAAGGTTTGATGGTTGCTGACAGGTACATGACTAAAGAAAGTTTCAAGATATTGACAACATTCAATACTAGCATGCTAGTTTTGGCTTTTAAAGGAGATGGGCTAAACACAGGAGGGTCAGGAGTCCCTTACATACTAGTCCACATGGTGGAAGAGACTCTATCTGAGCAGTTTAGTGTGTGTTACACAAAAGAAATATATAGTCATTTCTCATTTGGTAGTCATGTTGTATATATTATGAGGCCGCAAAGGCTGAACCAAGTTAGACTTCTTAGCCTTTTCAAATCTCCCAGCAAAGTTCCAGTTTGTTTTGCTCAGTTTTCCAAAAAAGCTCATGAATTAGAAGGGTGGTTGAAAATAAAAGATATGCAAGAAGTGCAAACACTAAGCATGAGCTCTAATGTAAGAAGAATAATGAGAAATATTGTCTTTTCTTCTGTCATGATAGGAACAGTCACAAAGCTTAGCAGGATGGGAATCTTTGACTTCATGAGATATGCAGGATTCCTACCTTTATCAGACTATTCAAATATAAAAGAATACATACAAGATAAATTTGATCCAGACATAACAAATGTTGCTGACATGTTCTTTGTTGAAGGAATAAAAAAGCTTCTTCTCAAAATGGAGAACTTAAATTTAAGTACAAGTGCAAAACCTGTGGTTATTGATCATGAGAATGATGTGATAGGGGGAATCACAAATTTGAACATAAAATGCCCAATCACAGGTGCTACTCTTAAGACATTAGAAGATTTATACAACAATGTTTATTTGGCAATATATATGATGCCTAAATCACTCCACAATCATTTCCATAATTTGACAAGTCTACTAAATGTACCTGCAGAATGGGAGTTAAAGTTCAGAAAAGAAATGGGGTTTACTTTATTTGAAGATATCTATCCAAAACAAAAGATGTTCCAAGACAACGAGTTATTTTCTATAAACGGTGTCTTGAACTTAAAATCTCTTTCTGATTACTATGCATCGACTGTTGAAAATGTTGGGCTGATGAGAACTGAAATTGAAAACAAAGAAGACTTCTTGAGTCCTTGTTACAAGATTTCCACTTTGAAATCTTCAAAAAAGTGTTCTCAATCTAATATAATTTGTTCAGATGATATAATTAACTGTCTTCAAGAAGCAAATGTTAGATCACTGGAAGATTTGAGTCCAAAAAATTTGGCAATCTTGAAAGGTTTGCTTAGAACTCTTCATGAAGATAAAAACAGGTTGTATGAATTTTTTGAAGACCACTCTGAAAACCCTTATTACCTTATGGAAAAAATGAAGACAATCAAATCTTCTGAAAAAATAACAACAGGTAAATCAAAAACATCTAAGTTCATTCGGAATAACCATCCTTTAACAGTGGAAACATACTTGAAGACAAAATTATATTTCAGGAATAATATAACTGTTCTTAAATCAAAAAAAGTGTCTGAAGAACTGTATGACTTAATCAAACAATACCATAATATCATGGACATAGACATGGAATCTATAATGAATTTAGGGAAAGGTCTAGAAGGAAAAAAACACACTTTCCTGCAAATGTTAGAATTCGTCATGTCTAAAGCTAAAAATGCTTCTGATGCAATAGATTTTTTAGTTTCTGTATTTGAAAAGATGCAAAGAACTAAAACAGATAGAGAAATTTACCTCATGAGTATGAAAGTAAAAATGATGCTTTATTTCATAGAACATACTTTCAAGCATGTTGCTCAAAGTGACCCTTCAGAGGCCATATCCATTAGTGGTGACAATAAAATAAGAGCATTATCTATGTTGTCGATGGACACAATAACATCATACAATGATATATTGAAAAACAGCAAGAACAAATCTAAGTTAGCATTTTTATCAGCTGATCAATCTAAGTGGTCAGCTTCTGACCTAACATACAAGTATATATTGGCCATTATAATGAATCCTATATTGACATCAGGTGAGTGCACATTAATGGTTGATTGTCTGATGATGTATGTGAAATTGAAAAAGGTGTGCATTCCAACAGACATTTTCTTAGGTTTAAGGAATTCACAAGAGAAATTTGGGACTAATGAAACAGCCATTGGGTTGCTCACCAAAGGTCTTTCTACTAATTCTTATCCAGTAAGCATGAATTGGTTACAAGGAAATCTTAATTATTTATCTTCTGTTTATCATTCTTGCGCTATGAAAGCTTATCATAGAATGCTTGAAAGTTACAAAAAGTGTGAGTTCCAAACAAGATGGATTGTCCATTCCGATGACAATGCAACATCTTTAATTGCTGATGGTGACATTGACAAAATGTTAACAGATTTCAGCAGCAAAAGTCTTTCTGAAATGGTTTTTAGAAGCATTGAATCACATTTTAAGAGTTTTTGCATAACTCTGAATCCTAAAAAAAGCTATGCTTCCTCTTCAGAAGTTGAATTTATCTCCGAAAGAATAGTAAATGGAGCTATTATACCCCTATATTGCAGACATTTAGCCAATTGCTGCACTGAATCGTCACATATAAGTTATTTTGATGACTTAATGTCACTAAGTATAAACGTAACAATGCTTTTAAGGAAAGGATGCCCAAATGAAGTCATTCCATTTTCTTATGGAGCTGTTCAAACACAAGCTTTATCCATTTACTCTATGTTACCAGGTGAAATTAATGATACCATGAGGATATGCAAGAAAGCAGGTGTGAATCTGGAACATAATGAAATACCCACAAATCTAGGTGGATGGTTAACTGCAAATGTGGAATCATTGTCACTATTAGGTCCATCATCTAATGATCAGACCATCTATTACAATATAATCAGAGATTTCTTAAAGAAAGATGATTTTGAGCAAGTAAAACAAAGCACATCCTCTGAAAGGTTCCTTGATTTAAGATTTGAAGAACTTAAACAAAAAAAAGAAAGAGATAAATTAGAGCTTAATGATAAAAAGATGATCTTTTTAATGAATCTATTTGAGCAGTCTTCTGTATCTGAAGATTCTGATGTTTTAAATATAGGGATGAAATTTCAGACAATGATGACTCAAATAATTAGGTTGCCTCAGTTTATAAATGAAAATGCTTTGTCAAAAATGTCCAGTTATAATGATTTTTGCAAATTATACCCTCATCTAAGAAAGAATCAACAACTTCATAATAGCACTAAGGAAATCAAGTCTGACGAAGACATGCTGATTGAAGATTTAGATGATTATGAGAAAATAGCTCCCGCAAATGAGATGGAGGAGGTGCATGAAATAATGATAAAGAACCCTGAAACTATTTTAATAGCACCATTAAATGACAGAGATTTTTTGTTAAGCCAATTATTTCTGTACACAAGCCCTGCAAAGAGGAATCAATTGTCAAGTCAATCTACTGAGAAATTGGCATTAGACAGGATTTTAAGATCAAAAGCTAGAACCTTCATAAACCCAGATTCTGATACAAAAATGACTTATGATGAAAACTTAGAAAAGAAAATTAGTACAATGAAACCATTGAATGAGGACTCTGTGAGTGTTTTCAAAACATGCATAAATTTGGTGCTGAAGGATGTGAATTTTGCTATGGCTATACCAATTATTGATAACATTTATCCATGTGAAGCCAGGAGAAGAGATAACTACAATTTCCGCTGGTTTCAAACAGAAAAATGGATACCAGTTGTAGAAGGTTCACCAGGATTAGTTGTGATGTACTCAATATATGGTTCTGACTATATAGAAAAATTAGGGCTGAAAAATATACCCTTGACAGATAATAGTATTAATGTTTTAACAGGCACATTTGGATCCAGCTTGATGTTGGAGGATGTAAAATATTATGTCAAAGGTCTTGAAGTATTCGAGACTGAAGAATTCCAAAATTCTAATAGATGCCAGAGAGCAGTGAAAGCTTGCAATTACATGATAACAGCCCAAAATAGGTTGCTTGCTATTAACACGTGTTTTTCAAGAAAAAATTTCCCTTTCTATTCTAAATTCAATTTAGGCAGAGGCTTTGTATCAAACACATTGGCATTAATGTCAAGCATTTACAGTAAAGAAGAATCATTTCATTTTATGTCAAATGTGCATTTTAAAATAGACAAATCCATAAGAGCTATAATAAGTGCACAACAAGATCTAAATTTGGAGAGAATTTTGGACACTGCTGTGTACATTTCTGATAAGATGCAAGCTATTTTCCCAGACATAACTAGATTTGACATCATGACTATTTTGAAAAATGTTTGCATTGACAGTGTTTCCATTTGGGATACATTAGATTCAAAAATGGATAAAATAAATCATGCTATGGAAAGGAAAATGACTACATCTAACATTCTCCTGTCTCATAACAGTGAATTAAACACAATTCAGAAACAAATAATTTGGTTGTATAATATGGGTCTATGTTCTAAAAAGACACTGAACTTTGTTATAAGATATATAAGAAGGAGTGATGTCAGATATGTTAGGACAGAAGAACAAGACAGTTTTGGAAACTATGTTTCGGGGACAGTTTATAAGATTGGCACCATGAATCAAAATAATTATGTACAACTGATGGCTTCTGAAACAGATATTGCAATTTCTTTGAGAACACCATATGATATAAGAGATGAAAGGGATGTGCTATACAGTGCCCATAAAGATAGCATTGAGAAACTTCTATCAAAATTTTTGTTTGACAAAGGTAATGTGATACGATCCAAACAGAGCCAAACAGTTTTCCTAAACCCAGGCCAAGCTTGTCTAAGAACAACAACTGATGGTAAGCTTATTGCAAAAGTAAATCCGACTCCTAAATTGCTGAAAGTTGACAATGTAAAACTAATAATGGACATCAATTATGAAAATGTGAACTCTGATGTTTGGTCTATAATAGAGAGTCAAAAACAAATTGATTTAAGACTTCCAGAAACAGGTGAATGTTACTCTGAAATGTATAAAACAATTGATTCGGAGCAGGGTTTGATTTATGAAATGAAATCTAATTTGATTAAGTCATTGACTTTTATAAACACATTTGCAGATCTGAATGAATCTGTTTATTCTATAGATGATGAAGTCACAAGAGAAACCATTTTTGATTTCATAGATAGTATAAGGAATGATTGTCTAGAAGGTTTAGAAACTTCCAAAAGTGTTGAAGAGTATGAAGAATTTTTGGACACCCACGGGTTTAGGGAAACTGTTAGCCTTTTTAAAAACATGATAGAGAGTTTAGAGTCATTGGATGCTGAATATAGCCCTATATTCTTGAATATAACTGACAAATATCAAAAATTCTCTGAGGATTTAGGAAATTTCAAGTCAATGTTGTTGATGTTGAAGTATTCTCTAGTGAATGATGCTTCTGGCTTCAAAAGTTACAGAGCTACTGGTGCACATGCAATTGGTTTAACAATGAAAAAACATATTGAGATAGGAGAATTCAACTTATTAGGCTTGATACAGTTGATCAAAGCTTGCGAGTCTTGCCATAATAGTGATTCTATATTGAATCTAGTGAGCTTGAGAAATGTTCTAAGCAAAACATATACCATTTCTAGTAGGAAAATCCAACTATATTATAATATAAACTTACAGAATGATTTGATGGAGAGGAGTTATGATTTCAAGACATTGGTTTTACCAGATATTAATCTGTCTGATTATTCAAAGGAAATACTGAAAGAAAATGGTTTTGTTGTTTCTGGTGAGAACATAAAAATAGATAGAGAGATTGGTGATGAAGATTTTGTTGGTCTAGCTAGTTTTGATGTCATGAGATTGGATGAAGAGCAAATGTTTGATGAGATAGTAAAAGATATGAAAATAAAAAGAAAAAAGAAAGGATATTTGTTTCCTTCTAACACTCTCATACTTAGCGAAATGATAAAATTCTTGATAAATGGGAATAAAAGGACTAGTTTTGATGTAGAGAGTCTGCTTAGAAACAGTTTCAATGTGACTATTTTTGCCGGGAGCAGATTAGGGAAAGTAAGCACTAGTGTTCCTTCTTTGAAGATCTATTCAACAGTTTTCATGGAATATGAGAAAAGAGATTGCCCTTTGAATGAGATATCAGAGTGCCTAGAAGGATTTTTAAAAATAACCAAATCAGAAATTTCTGAACCTATACTTGAGGGAAAATTAAAGAAGGTTTTGATTCAATTAAGAAATGAAAAAAACAAGAGCAAGAAATTGGAAGTCTTTAGAGCAATATATGGGTTTTTATCAAATAACCCTTTATGCTTGACAGACAAAACATTATACGGTAGAATGACATTTGAAGATATCAACAGATACATCATGGAAACTAGAGAAATAATTATAAATAAAATCAAAGAACTTGATGATGGTGATTCTTCAGACAGCATAGAAATACTTTTGAAATATTTGAATGAAGCAAACTAAACAAGAACCAAAAATATTTTTACATGAGCATCTAGCATAAGTAGCCATACAACTGAAAGAGCAAATAGTGCCATAATTTTGATCTTAATATTAGTTTTATATATTTAGTATGGTTAGATTAAGATTTTAGTTGTGCCTGATTGCTCT